TCTATTTAACAACATTTTTCAATTTATCTTTTCGTTTCTTACAAACATAAGTTTGGCTGTGAAATATTCGTTTGGTAAAAGTCGATGCTGATAATATTCACCTGTCTGATAGAGAATATAAATTTTGATATCAACCTTCCGCAAACTTTCGTTTGAGACAAGATTAGTATATCTGTAAACATTTGCAAAATATTGATAATATGACCCGTTTAAGCCTTGTTCTGAGACAGGAACAAAATCAGTTAAAATTCTCTGAGTTTCATTGAGTTGGGATGCTATATTTTCTGGAGAAATTGGTATGGAATCGGTTAGTATTACAATATCTGAGAATTTGTTTAAGGTGGATGTCGTATCTGCTTCGGAATAAATCTTATAGAAGTCTTTTGAATTCAGAGTAATTTTATTATTTATTTTATTATCAAATATACTCAGTTGTATAAAATCATTGTGCAAAATTAAATTCCCATCTGCTACAGGAAATTCTTGGAATCCGAAATTGAAAAGTGTTGGAGATAAAGAAAGGGAGATATTATTCAAATTTCCATCAAGATACTCTACTGGAGCGACAAGATACATTTTAGTAGCAGCATTCGTATCATACACAAAGAACGGCGCATCGTAGGTAATAGTATTATCTAAAATTACTAAGGCAGCGTGTGCTTGCTCTAAAGCCTTATTTAGTATTTCAATATAGTGGTTGACGTAGTATATACCTCGTTCAATATATGTTTCATATTTCTGAGTATATGTTAAATTTTGGACGACTGAATTAAGTCCGTTGGTTAATTTAACTTGAAACAAAGACGGATCAGAGGGATAGATAAACAGCGGGAAATTAGCGGGTAATTGAAAGCGAATTACACTTAACTTATAATCATTACACTTATCTAAGATGGTATCTACTCTTGTAGATGAATAGGCTGTTGGAATAACAACATTAGAGCCTATTGGATTAGATACACGGAGATTATAATATATATACTGTTCTGAATTAGATTCTTCTTTTATTTTGGAAAACGTGGACGTCATTTCTTTATTATAGAATCTATTTTAATTTTTTTAGAGATAATTATGAAAATCTACAGTTAACACACTGACCCAAAAATCTGGATCGTAATGACTGTTCTTGTTAATGAATGTATTGTATTCTGTGTCATCCAAGTTAATATAATTTAAACGAGTTACGCAGTGTCTGCCACAGGTATTAATGTGGTCTTTGAATTCTTGGTACTGCGTTTGATTTACAATCAGATCGTAGTTGCTATTTTCTATGAGATGAGATAAGTGTGCGACAATATTTCCGCCCATATGACGTACTTGGAAATCGGCTAATTTCACTTCTTCATCGATATCGTAACCGTATGGATCGAAGAAATAAAGAGAACCCTCCTTATAACGGTTGGTTAATAGACAGAAATGGCCTTTGTTTTCCTCCTTCTGATATAGGATAATAACAGAACCTTCAACATCTAAGATTTCGTCTATACTTGAGATAAACATAAGGTCTGCATAACGTATCACCTTACATTTGTAATCAGTTAATTCAACCACGTCTTCGCCTGAAAGATAAATATCCTCTGCATCTTTTACTATGTCTTCTAGTTTCATTTTATTATTAGAACTATAATAAAATTTAATTATAAGTTAAAGACATTTTTAAAAAAAAAATATTTTTTTCTTGCTTTTTAATAAATATAAAAATGTCAAATCAAACATGCAGATTATGTAAAAAAGAAAAGGAAGAGCAGCAATTTCAGAAGAATGGACGTACGCTAAAATCGTGCGAAGATTGTAGGCTCGTTGTTCGGGAGGCTAAGTTTCTTAAGAAGCAGAAAAAGAGCGATGATTCTGGATCAAGTTCGGATGATAATACTACTGAGGCTCATACTTTAGAGACTGTAGAGGAAGTGGGAGTGGAAGAGACTAAGGAAGATGTCCAAGAACCTGTTCAAGAACCTGTCCAAGAATCCGTTCCAGATGTTCCAGATGTTCCAGATGTAGAGGAAGTAGAAGAAGAAGTTTTTGTGAAGGTGAATAAGCCTACTAAAACAGTGCTAAGGAAGACAAAGGCTGTCGTTGTAAAGGAGAAAAATCTTCCAACAACGAAGCGAGTTAGAAAGCCGCGTACCAAGAAAGAGTAACTAATTTTTAATTTTTATATTACTTCCAGATTAAGAAAAAATAAAATAAAAAAATAAAATAATTATTATAAGAAAATATTAAAAATGAGTCTATCACCAGTCGTAGTAATGGATCCCCGAATTCACGTTGTCGGAGATACAGAACAATCACATATTATACATAAGGGAGCCCAACGTACTACCCACTACGTCCAGACGGCTGATTCCTACCAGACCGGAGTAGCCCCCACACAATCTTCTTGGTCGATCAGTCCTCCTTCTAACCAAACCATTGTCGATCGTTATATTCGTGTGCGTCATTATCTTGAATTTGAATCAACAAACAGTAATATCGATCTCGGTATCAATTCCGGCTTTCGCCAATTTCCTGTAAGTTCTATCACTGATGTTGCCACGCTTTCGATCAACGGAGAGCAAGTCTCTGAAAATGTTCAATCTAAACTTCACGGTATGCTAACATATGGTAACACCCCCGAGCAACGACGCAAGAGTTGGTCGACTGCTCCTTCTCAACCCGATTCTTATCAAGATTTTGGAGATTACCTAACATATGGTAGCGCCCGTAATCCTCTCGCAGATTATGGTGAGAATTCTACTGAGCCTTCTCGTGGTGGTTTTGATGTCGAAATTGTTACCGCAGGAAAGAAAGTAAGGGCTATTATTACTGAGCCAGTATGGGTCTCTCCTCTATACAACGGTCTTGGAGCTCAAACAGAGGGTCTTGTCAATGTAAATCAACTAAATCTTACTCTTAGATATTCTACTAATTCTGCACGTGTTTTCTGCCATCACGATACAGGAGCAATTCCTCTTGGAGCTTCAACTGCTAATTTCTACCAAGCCCCTGAACTTCTTGTTACTTATCTAACCCCCGATATGACCCAACCTCTTCCATCCCTACAAGTGCTTCCTTACCAGAGCTGTAATGAATATGTTCGTGAGCTCGCTTCTATCAGTGCGGGTGCGACTGCTAATGTATTTTCGGATACTATTAGGTTATCTCAAGTTCCTCGTTTCGTTTACCTATTCGCTCGTAGAAATGAGGCTACTTCTACTTTCGAGACTTCCGATAGTTTCTTAGGTATTGATAATGTTTCTATTCAGTGGAATAACGAGGCTGGTCTTCTTTCTGGAGCAACTAAGCAAGATCTGTTTGAGATGAGTTCTCGTAATGGATGTAATCTTTCTTATCCTGCTTGGACGAAGTATCGTGGCTCGGTTCTTGCTTTAGAACTCGGTAAAGATATTGGGCTGCCCGATGGCCTCGCTCCAGGTGTAAACGGACAATTCACGATTCAGGCTCAGATGACATTCCGTAATTTAGATGCTGCTGCTTACACTGGTACGTTCTATATGGTTTGTGTCAATGAAGGGGTGTTTAGTGTTGCTCCTAATGTGGGTCGCGCGTCTCTTGGAGGAGTGAGCCCGGAGAAGGTTATGAGGGCTTCTGAGAATATGGAAAAGAGCGATCATACTGACCTTGAAGGAGGATCATTTTGGCATTCAGCAAAGAGCATTGTCAAGAAAGGTCATAAACTAGTCAAAAAACACAGTGGAGCCCTTAAAGCAGTCGGGGAACTCGCTGGTGTAGCAGTAGCTCCAGAACTTGTGGCTGGATACGAAGTCGCGAAAGGACTAAGCGGAGGCTCTGCTGTCGGTGGCCGTTTAGTTGGAGGCCGAGGTGGAAGACGTATGCGGAGATAAATTAAATTCTAAAAAATTCTAAATAAAATTTTATTATAAATGTCTATAATAAAATACTATGGCACAACTAACAAGAGATGAACTATTAAGTAGAAAGAGAGAACAGAGGATGTATAACCTCCAGTTATATCAACAATCATTGGATGAACAAAGATTAAGAGAGGCTCAGGAAGCCGAGCAAAAGAAAATGCAAAATAGATTTTATAAAAAGGCTTTTGATAAGAGGCAGCTTAATCACTCTAAAATGGAGCAACTCCTTGGTATGTCTCTAGCAGAACATTCTGAAATTATCAATAAACGGATTGAGGCAATTAAGGAACAAGAGAGACAAAGAAGACTTGAAATTGATGAAGCATTACAAAGGAAACGGAACAAGAGATTAAGTGAAATGAAACCAAAAAGAGAAAGACTTCCAAAGCGAGATGTCCTTGAGATTAGAAATGTTATACAAGATAAGATCGAAACATTTTACAAAGAATTCCAAGATTTTGCAGGAGATAAAACAGGTGCAGAATTTTTTGCTTATTCCAAATCCGAAGAAGGAGCAGAAGAATTTCATAAATTATTAGAGAAATACAAAAGAAGAATCTCGATTATATCTAGGAAAAATCAACACGTTGCAGAATTACGGAAAAAGATATTTGAAATGTATTTAATTAATCTCGTATAAGATAAAAGAAATGATTTCAGAAAAAGAACATATACAAAGTGAATTTATTGAATTGACGAATGAGTTAAAGAAGTTAAGGTTCCAAGTAGGAGATGCTCAGTGGAAGTCTTTTTTTGTAGAAAATCCGGAATTCAAAGAGGAGGTTGATGATTTGATTACATTATACAAGCAAGATCCCGATCCTAAGAAAGCAGAGGTATTATACTATCTCGATATTTTCGATTTAGCAGAACCTAAAGTTACTCATTCCGATCTTTTTGATCCAAACGAAATTAATATCTAATTTTGATTACATATCTTAAAAAAGGAGATATATAATTAATCTACAAGTATGCTAATAAGTAATTTAACTATGAATTATTAGATAAATGACACTTTAAGACTGCTTTTAAGTATAAATAAATTTATTAGTGTGTCCTAATAATACAAATGTGCTATTTCTCTTATTTTCACAGTTAGACTAAAATATTTCATACTGTAGATTACTTCTTTTCTAAATTTTTTAAATGTTTTTGTGTTTTTTTGTGCTTTGATAAACTACCTCTATATATTGAAGCTTTGCAAATTTCACATTCTATCTTTTCTTTGTTTTTTTCGTAGTATTCTTTTTTATGTTCTTTATTCTTTTCGTAGTATTCTTTCAATTGTTCCTTTCTCTGTTCTTTATTCTTTTCGTTATACTCTTTTTGATATTCTTTTTTATGTTCTTTGTTTTTTTCGTAGTATTCTTTTTTATGTTCTTTATTCTTTTCGTCGTATTCTTTTTGATATTCCTTTCTCTGTTCTTTATTCTTTTCGTTATACTCTTTTTGATATTCTTTCATCTGTTCTTTAGCAACAATAGGAATACGAAAAGGATTTACTTTATTCACACATCCCTTTGTTTTGTTAATCCAAAGCTGTTCATACATATGTAAATGCTTATGGTCTGCCATATGTTCTCTACAGCATTCGTATTTTTTTATTTTCAGTATCTTGAAATTTTCAATTCCAAATTTTTCAAAATACGAAAAAATTGAAACATAAGTTCCTTTATTTCCTTCCAAATATTTTTTATAGCCATACTTATGAGTTTGCCATCTTTGCCTTAGTAAGTTAAAGGTACTTCCGATATATACTATTCCACTATCTTGAGTACATACTATCTTATAGACTATTCCAGTTGAGTATGACATTTATTATATTATATATTCTTGTTCTTAAATATATAATTCAATTTAATTTTCTTTCTTTTTCTTTGCCTGCTTTTCCATCTGAGCCTTCATTTTCATAACTTCATTGTACTCGACCGTTCCTTTCTTTGGAATACACCATTTTTCTCCACTCTTCGCATTGTACTCTTTTAAAGCTTCCATGTAATAATTTTTTACCATTATATTTTTATATAATACAACATATAAAAATTTTCTATCTATTTATTTCTTCCTTCTGAAATGAAGAGTAATTGAACCACAATTGATATTGCTAATAGCTGTGAAGTATCTATAAGTGTCATCCTTCATATGAGCCTTCATAGAGATATCAAGTCTATACAGAGGGTTTGAATTTTCGATATCAACGTAATGAACTTCAGAATTATATTCACCAGGAAACTGTAAGAAGCCTGCTGGATACGAAGATGTACTTGATCCTACGGTTCCGTACTGAAAGGAACTGATGATCGGCTGTAAATCGTTCTGTATATTATTAGAAAATTCTTCTCTGACACCGATACTATTTGACATTATAACAACTCTAGTAAATTCGCCTGTTGCAGGTCCGCTACTGCTAACACGTAAATATGCCCTTGTAACACCTACTTCATAGTCACTAGGGTTGGTAAGGATCGGCACTCGTTTTGTGATATCATCAAAGACGATATCTCGTGATCCTCCTTCTGAATTTTCGTAAGTAAATGTTACGTATACGTTATCTTTCATTGTTTATTATAGAACAAGTTTATAAAATTATTTTTTCTTTTTTCTAAAATGTAGAGTGACGGATGCACAACTTTCTTCGTTACTTCTGAAATAGACGAACGAACCATCTTTCAATTGAGCTTTCACAGAGAGATTCAATCTGTATAAAGGAGAAGAACTTTCAATATCCGTATATTTGACTTTAGTACCATTATACAGACCTGGAAAAAGTATATATCCGCCTAGGTATGTAACCTGAGATATACCAGTTTGCCCATACTGAAAGGATGATATAATTGGCTGTAAATCGTTCTGTATATTATTTGAAAATTCTTGTGCTATCCCAATGCTATCAGACATTATAACGACCCTCGAAAACTGCCCTGATGGTGGAAATAAAGTTCCATCAAAAACAGATGGAACTCTTAAATAGGCTCTTGTAACACCTACTTCGTAGTCACTAGGGTTGTCAAGGATCGGTACGCGTTTTGTGATATTATCGAAGATCATATTTTCTAAAACACCTGATGTATTATTATAGGTAAATGTAATATAGACGTTATCCTTCATTTTACTATAGGTAAATTTATTTTAATTTTAATTATAAAACCTCTTTTCCTGTAACTCAAAGAAATTATCAATATAATCAATATCTCGTTCTGTTAACTTTAAATTTTCTGTGTACTTCTCGATGTCTCCTAATACCTCCTCGTGTAAGATATGATATTCAGAAATAGCAATATCCTCGTTTATCAGTCCCTCATCCAGGTCTTTCAAAATCTCAAGAACATCCTTATTGAAATCGTTTAGAAATAAAGATTTTAACTCACGTCGATTAAATTTTTTAATTGGAACTTCTTTAGCAACTTCTGGAACAACTTCTGGAGCAGCCTCTGAAGAAACTTCTGGAACAACTTCTGGAGCAGCCTCTGAAGAAACTTCTGGAACAACTTCTGAAGCAGCCTCTTCGTCATCTGAGATATCCTCGAAATTTGCTCTTGAATAATCGTCTGAAGTAGATGGCTTGATATTTAGATTATTAAATAAATTTTCAAGTTCTGCTATTTTCATTTTGAAGAGCTTGGTCTTGCTTAATGTCTTATCGGTTGAATATATTTGCTCAACGTAATATCTTTTTGTGTTCGTTCTCATTTCTTTTATTAATACAAAGAAAATAATATAATATAATATAATTTTATTTCCGAAACAAAATTTTGGAAATAATAAATAACAAATGAAAAAAAATAACTGAACCTAATATTTCATTTTCTTTCTTTAAGTTATAATTAAATTATAATTCTTTAGATATATTTAAAATATTTGCTTATACTATAAATGAGCGAAACACAAAATGTTATAAGAGTTGGAACAGATTGCTCTGGGATAGAAGCACCTATACAAGCACTTCTCCAACTGAATATTCCTTTTCGTCATATGTTTAGTAGCGACATAGATAAATATGTTATTAAAAGTATAAAAGCAAATTATCACCCTGAAATTATATTTGGAGATAAAGAAGGTTCTTTTCCAGAAGGAGATATAACAAAAAGAAACATAGAAGATGTTCCAGATATAGATTTGTATGTAGCAGGATTTCCTTGTCAACCCTTCTCTATGGCAGGAAGAAGAAAAGGTTTTGAAGATGAAAGAGGGAATGTATTTTGGAGTTGTTTAGAAGTGATAGAAAGAAAACGACCTAGATATTTTATATTAGAAAATGTAAGGGGATTACTTAATCACGATAAAGGAAACACGTGGGCTGTTATCTGGGAAGCCCTTTCTGGATTAGAAGGATACAACGTAAAGTGGAAAATACTGAATACAAAGAACTATGGCATACCCCAAAATCGTGAGAGGATTTTCATAGTTGGAACAAAGGGAGAATTTGAATGGCCTGAAGAGAAAGAGATGCAAAATCTACAAGACTTTGTAGATTGGGAAGATAATACAGTTAAACAAATATATAATTACTCAAATAAATATATAGACAATGTAAATAAGGATGCTATTTTTATTGATGTTGGATGGATGTATAAAACGTCTTTTCCAAAAGCCCATCTAATAACTCCTTGTATTACGACAAAGTCTGGATTATGGTGTTTTATAAAAAATAGACCTGCTAACTGTAAAGAGCATTTACTATTACAAGGTTTTGAAAATTTTATTCAGGTAGTCTCAAATACTCAAATGAAAAAACAAGTTGGAAACAGTATGAGTGTAAATGTCTTAAAAGTATTATTAGAAAATCTCTTGAAATCTTCTTTAACTTATAATTAAATTTTATTGGAGAATAATGCGCAGATCCTCGCATTTAATTTTCTGATGCGCAGATCCCCGCATTTGTTTTTGATATATTTTATAATTTATGATAGTATACATAAAATATAAATGAGTTATATTAGAACAAAATTATCAAAAGAAGATAAAGAAATTCTAAAAAAAATATATGAGGAACTAGAAAATATAAACATACCAACAAGTTATCGTAAAAAAGGAGGGCAAGGTCATCAAATTAGAACAGGTACAACATCACAGAAAGATGCCAGACAAACATCTTTTGGTTTAGTTACATTTCAAGGTAAAAAGGTAAAAAGCTCTAGTACTAAAAAATACCCTTGGATAATGCCTTTGTTTAATGAATTTATACAATCTCATTATCCAGAATTTAAGTTCAATTCTGTTTATGTTAATAGGAATACTGTTGTTCAGAAACATCTTGACTCTAATAATGTAGGAGAGAGCCTATTAGTTGGATTTGGAACTTATACAGGGGGTCAGACTACATTATATTTAGAAGATAATAAACAAAGGAAATTTAGTATAAAAACAAGTAGTATTATCTTTAATGGAAGTGATATACCTCATAGGTCGGAAAAAATTGAAGGTATAAGATACAGTTTAGTGTTTTTTAATTAATCTAAGTTAATAAAATTTTAATCTATAGAATATTAGAAATTAAAAAACTAAGGCCTATATAAGGCTTCATTTTTTAATGCGCAGATCCTCGCATTTAATTTTCTGATGCGCAGATCCTCGCAACAGATTTTTGATAAATTTTATTTATAATTTATGATAGTATAAATAAAATACAAATGAATGAATCAGAATGTAATTGCCTTGAATGTCAACAGATACGATTAGCTTCTTTGGAATGGGACACGTACGTTCCTACTACAAGCCTACAGAAGAGAATGCTGGAAGTTGTGAAAAGGATAGAAGATAGAGAGAAAGAAAAGAAGAAGAAAAGGAAGGTTCATCCAAATTAATAAAATTTTAATCTATTTTTCTATATAGATGATTTGTACTGTCACTATGCAAATATCGCTTCTCCACTTTTCTCTTTAATTCTTCTATCTGAGCCAGCGTTTTGTCGTTTTTCCTGTCATGTGATGCGGTGATATGTCTAATCATCGAAGTTGACACAGTTTTGTCTAACTCGCGTTTGAACAGTCTATTGAGTAACTTCGTGATGCCATTTGGCGTAATTGCATCAGTTCTATTACTTTTAGTTATGAAGTACCCACTTGTGTTATGCTTTAGAAATATCTTAATAATTTTTGAGAATTTTGAATCTATCTTATATTCTTGAGATCCAAACGTCTTCACAGTTTTGTAATCGTTCAAAAGTAAAGAAACATTATTCCCATCTACTAATAAAAAATTATCTACCTTATTATCAGCCTCTTTATTATCAATTACTTTCACATCAGCCAAGTCATTCCGTAGTGGGAAGTTCAGATAAAATCTCAGTACGACATACTCTTGTAGTAGGTTGTACTCTGCTCTTGTTAGCTCGTCCTTTGAAAGAATACTATGCTTCTTCAAGCGGCTAAGCATAGTATTAGCGAGATTTACCAAGTCTTCATACTCAACCCAATTATCAACTTGTTTCTGGCTCTTTTCTTGTTTCTTATAATTTTCATTGCTTTTATTGGCCAAATCTATCATCTCTTTCGTATATTTCTCTATTAATTTTGGATCCGCTTTAGTCGCTTGTAAAGAGACGACAATCGCTATGAGACGATTCTTCTTTGTGTTTAAATTCTCATTTGCCAAACTTTGCATTACACGGTCATAGTCATTCAGAAAATTTAAATTATCAAATGTACAAATATCTTTTCGACCACCACATTCAATCTCTCTATAAATTTTTTTAAGGTTTGTTAAGTATAAATTAATACTACTATCTTTCAAATTAGGTTTTAACTCTTTTATTTTGTCTTTTAATGAAGCCATTTTATATTAATACAGATAATATAAAATAATATAAAAAATAATTTTAATATCTAATAATCAAATTTCCAATTAACGTTGTTGTCGTTCCTACAGGTCTAACTGAATTCTGGATAAATTGGATTGAAACATTTGTAGCTGTTTTAACAATGTCTCTAGGAAAGACAAGATAATTTACATTTTTGGATGTATCTGATATATTACCAGTTACTACACAGTTATTTACATTTGATGGAAAATTAGAAAATTCAATATCGATAATTTGTACGGATAAATCGTAATTTATAAGTTCGAAATAAATCGTGGATGTTCTTAAAGGCAATTCAGGTTGATAAAAATTAAAATCTGATAGATTTGAAATAGTATATGAAGAACTTGGAACTGTAAGAATATTTTTCTGGAAACTTGTGACGGCTGGATATGGTAAAGTTAGGCTGTTGTTAACTGTCATACTATCACAATTAATCGAATCTACACCAAGAGAAAATTGAGGGTAATTAACTACATTTGATGCATACTTATTTAAGCTCATTTTATTATTTACTATTATATAATATTTTATATAAGAGTTTTATATTTCAATGTACATATCCAAGTTAACCGTTAAAATATTTCCAGAGCTGAGGTTTATACCTCTAATTAGTTCAAATACAAGTGTATCTGTTCCTGAAATATAAGGCTGAATAGATAAACCTGCAGATCTGGTTGCTCCACTCCGTTTACCATATGTTATTCCGTATGCTTTATTTCCAGGTGTATATGATAAA